GAGGAGCGCCACCTGCCGGTGGAAACTGCACACGTTGAATAAGTCGTGAGAGGAGTTGATACAGGCTCTCAATTTCTGCGCCTCCGCTCATAGACTTAACGATGGCTTTCGGTTTAACGCCTAAAATCGCGTTTGTGAGCGTTAATGATTCGCCTTTTGATAAATTGCCAACAGCGCCTTCAGTAGTGCACTCAACGGTAACGTCAAATGTACCAACTGGCGCGGTTTGGTTTGTTGTTGTGACAAAAATTAAGCCTGTGGGGCCATGCTGAAATTTAGTGCCTTTTGTAATTTCTGCTTGCACTGCAATATCTAACGTAATAATCCCCGCAGATTTTGTTGCAGGTTTACGCGAAATCCCTTTATAAAGGGCGTATTCAATTAAGTATGATTCATCAGCTGTGGTTGGGATGATTTGTTTTGCAATGTAGTCAAGATGGACATGTTCGCCCGCACTTAACGCCGCACAAACACGATTAATGACTGTGATGACATTATTGCGTTTTAAACCGGGTAAACGATGTGCAATCTGTTGGTCGCCTTGCGTGATAAGTTGTGTCAGTGTTGGTGTTTGATAGGGCATTAACTACTCCAGCGAGTTGAGAACGTTAATTGGTCTTTGCTGCCATCGGGCAGCGTCACAATAATAGTTAGCAACAGCACTTGAGCATTTGGGTTGGATGCGACCACTTGATAATCAATAACCAGCTTATCATCAATAAGCCAGCTTAACGCTTGGGTCGCATAAGTTTGCGCGTCATCAAGGACGGATTGGAGTTGTTTTTCGCGGCCAAGAAGCCATAATTTTGACCCGGTGCGATGAGTATTGTCATCGCCAAAATCATCTCCCCACCAGCCACGCTCATCACCAACCCGTAAATCGGTAAATAAGCTAATAACAATAGCGGTGGTAAGACTATCATCAAGCATTAACTCATCGTTGATGACCACTAAATCTCCGTGACCGTCCACCCAAGTTAATGCTAAATCTGACATATACCCTCTACACCGGTTTACCTACACCTTTTTCGTGGTCGTGGTCTTTGCCACTTTTACCGCTCGAAATGTGATCATTTGCTGTTGATGCACCAATAATATCAACGTCACCGGTGAATTGAGTTTGTGGACTATCAAAGACGATTTCATCGGCTTGCACGGTAAATTTTTTACATTTAAGTATCGCCTCGCCGTTTTCAGTGAGCAAAAGATTATGTCCCTCAAGATGATACATCACCGAATCACCTGCTTTGAGATTAGTTGGGCGGACACCTTTATCATCAACGACAATCACAACAACGTGCGAACGCTTACCGCCAACCTCTAATGCAATCACCTCGCCGGCAACCGGAACGGAGGAGAAGCCATAATTTTGAAAACGCTCCACGTCATCAATCACCTCGTCAGATTGCAAACGGATCTGTAAATTTTGTCGCTTATGTTCATCTGACGCAAAAGCCATCACCCCGCGATTAATAAGCAGTTTTAAACTGCGTTTAATGGGCGCTAAAATACGATTTAAACCTTGCATGCTTTTACTCTTTTTTAAAATCGCTAAATTCTTTTACTTTGTCTTTATCTGATTTTTTAGATGCTTTTGAGTTTTTGCCGCTTAACGCTTCCGGTGGCTCACTAAATGCATCACGATGCATTAATGTGATATACGTTTTAGTGCCTCCTTCATCAAGCACATAGCGACAATCCACAATCAACCGCTCCTCTTTGTTGATGCCAAGCTGGGGAGCGTGTAAGGTCACTAGCTCATTGGGCAGCCAAAGGGTGCCGTCTGATTTTTGCCAGCCTTGCACAACCACATTTGAGCGCTTGCCCTCTGCTTTATTACGCTGTTTCTCCCACATCGCGCGAGCATAACCGGTAGAGCCGGTCATATTGTCGTCAGCAATTAATAACATCGGGCGATAACGAGTAATCTCTGTATCGGTCACTTCCGTTTTTAATCCACTTGCACTCATACTTACCCCCAAACATCCGCTTCTTTGCTTTCTTTATTGCCTTTCTCTCCGCCTTGTTCGGCATCCCCGATGACGCGGTAAAGCGAAAAACGTTGTGTCCAGTCATCATTCAGTTCTATCTCGAGCAGATTTTTGCCCAACGTAAACTCTCCGACTAATTTGTCGCTAGGGTCGGTAAAGACAAGGTTGCCGTCCACATCAGATGTGACAAGCACCCCTTTATGGCGTGCTGCTTTGCTAAGCGTGTCAAACGCGGTTTCACCCGGTTCCACCTGCCAAACACTTATCTTTTCGTTTGCTCCCGGTTCTGTAACCTGCCACATGACTTTGATGTTAAACGGCCGACAAATAGCTTCTGCGATTTGTTGTAATGTTTGATTTTTAAAATGATAACTTTGATGCAGTATCGAGCAATCCACTAAATCCGCGGTTTTATCCCGCCCAGTGGCCTTAATGTCTTTGTTTTTGTCCGTCACATGTTGTGTAAGCGCATCAAGATGCCCGGTAATAACTGTCTGCCCATTAATTTTAAGTACGACCGGTGCGCCCGGCTGGATTTGTGATACATCGGCATCGGGACGGACTGCAATACCTATCTCAAACTGTCCGCTCATTGACTCGAGCGATCTAAATACGGATAAACTCGTCCACCCCGAAAAAATATGATCTTTTAAGTACAACTCAATTTTTGGTGTGCTCATTGTAATACCTCAACGGTTGTGCCGCCGACACAAAACAAGGGATGATAAACCCCATTGCGCTCGGCAAACTGTTGCCAGTTTTGGCTATTGCCACTATGAGTGTACTGTACAACTAGCGCAGGGTAAGTATCTTTAAGCGCCACATTTTTAACACTAGATAACTGTTCTCCACGTGTTCGCAAGTCAGCAATGATGGCGCTTCTAAACTGCTCCAAGGCTTGATAGCTTTGCCAGTTTTCGGCATCCGCATTATCCAAAATGGCCTCTTCCAGTTGTTTGTCAATCTCCTCAATTAAAGATGCCACATCCGTTTTAGATTCAATGCTTTGCGCATTGTGATCTAACGTATCTGTCAACGCTTGAGATGCCGCTTTTGCTTGCTCCACCGCAAGGGTAGTTTTAATCAACCGGGCAACATTAAATTGCAGCTTAGTCATAAACGCCTGAGCAAGCGCCTCTGAGCTTGCTAAATCAGCATTACGGATAGCGACGGCTCCCGTCGGTCGCTGGCGTTGTGCATTTATAATTGAGCTCAACTTAGCGCGGGGCATTTCATTTTTGTTTTTGAGCACATCTGTAATCGCGCCATGAATAACGGTTGCAGTAAGAGATCCTTGGTTAAAGGCTTGCTTTGCTTTAATGCCGGGTGTTTGTTTAAACTGCACCAAGCCTTGCAATGTTTTTGCGAGCATAAGAGGAGAGCGCACAAGACCGGTGATATGATTTTTAAGTTCAAGCGCTTTGCTTTTCATTTCACCGATATTTGCGGCCACGGCATTGATGTTTTCGAACGCTGACTCAACAAACCCCATCACTGAGCCGGCAAACTGTAAAACGGGGTTATCTAACAAGCTGTCTACAAAGCTCTGCATGCCCTCAAGTTGCTCTGCAAAATCAGACGATAGCGCATTGATTGCATTGGTATATTGTGCCAATGCCGAAAATTGCGTGTTTTTGGCCGTTTCCGGGGCGTTTTCTTTGATATCCGGAGTGAACGTAATGTCAAAGCGCGTCACCCGTAAATGCCCGGTGGAATAGTGCGCTTTATAGCTATCGACGCAAACATCAATATTCTTAAAAAAAGGATGCTTTAACTCACCTCGGCCTTTTTCTAACGCATCAATTAATTTTTCAGCCTGGGCAATATGATCATCTCCAATGACTAAACAGGAGATGTTATACGACCGCACTTTTTTACCCAGGTCTTCGGTTAATCCATCATCCCGAAGAGGGTATTCATGCTTCACTAATCGGCGGCCACCTTCGAGGGTTTGATTCTCCTCGATTAAAAATGGCACACCTGCAAAACTGCCTTTACCTGTAATTTTAGCCATAATTAATCGCTCCCAGAGAGTTCGTTGCCCATATAGCCCGTTGTGGTTTTTAGATGTAAGTAATTATTGCCGGTGGCTTTAAGATTAGTATTTCCGACAGTGGCCGTTGTGCCATCTGCGGCTTTGACTTTAACTTCGATTTCTCCGTTAAGTTTGGTTTCTTTTGGCTCCGGTGACGATAACATCTCACCGACCTCACTTCCGAGCCAACCGCCAAGCCAATCCCCTAGCACACCGCCGATTGCAGCACCCAGCACCGGGATAGGGATTAATGCTTGCCCAACAAACGCCCCCGCAGTGGCCCCAGCCATTGAGCCAATGGACTCACTTTTTTCTTTTGTCGTTGCGGTGTCGTCCGCCAAAATCATAGCCCCTTCTGCGAGAGCTAATCCCGTACCGATTGCCGGCAATCTTTTTGCCGTATTAGCCATTGCACCGGCTGCTGTTTTGGCAACATTAGTCGTTGCCAGCATAGCTGTTTTAGCTGCTGTTTTTACGCCTTGGGTCGCTGTTTTTGTTGTTGCTGCAATGGCTTTTGCGGCGCCATTGGCTTTTTTGCCGCTTAACACACGAGTGCGGCCACGCCCGCCGCCAATGCCGCTAAGTTGTGATAAGTTGGTAACATAAACAGGTGTCACCCCCGAAATATCGCCCAACATACCGCCGACACCGGCAGATGCCGAGCCACCTTTGCCACGCCCTAAAAGTTTCCCAACACCCCACTTACCGGCATATAAAGTACCTTTACCGACAGTTTGCACCATGCTGTTTCTTGCGAGTTTGTTTGCCCCATAAAGTGCGGCGGCAAACGTGGCTAAATTGCCATATCCGCCCGCTTGTTCGGACAACCAAGACATAGTAGTGCCTAGACTTTCGAGTATAGGCTTCACGTCTTTGGATAAATCTTTTAAATCCCGCAAGGCGGTAACCAATGTATTGCTGATTTGTTTTGCAAACTCATCAAACTCACCGCTATCAATCTTTTGATTAAGCCAATCTAAGATGCCGCCGAGTTCTTTTTTTAATTCGTCAAAGACTCCTTTCTCCATCAATTTCGCTTTCATTGATGTGATTGTATCTTCAAAGTTTGAGACCAAACCGTCCCATGTTTTCATTTGCTCCTTTGCCGCCCCCTGGGCATCTTTGCCCATACCACGCAAAAGCGCGGCGATTGCTTTACGCCCAAGCTTGCCTTCTTGAAGCATTTTTTGCATTTGTTCTGCGGTGTATTTACCACCGGTTTCAGCGGCTAAAATCTCAAACACTTTGACATTGCGCTCAAGTAGCGGATTAATCTCCTCCATTGAGAGCTTGCCCTTGATAAATCCTTTTGAGATAGCAGAGATATAACCATCAAGGTTTGACTTATCGCCGCCCACCTTGGCGTTATAGTCTACTAATGCCTGTAACGATCCATTCATCGGATCAATACCGGCAGTTTTAAGTCGCATCATGGCATCTTGTACTTCGCCAAATGCCATTGGGGTGTCCGTTGCAAATTGTTTTAGCCACGCCGATGCCTTATCTCCGTCTTTGCCAAAAGTCTGTCTCATTCGGATTTCGGCCATCTCAAATTCGGCGGCCGTCTTAATCAACGTACGTCCTGCTAAAACGCCTCCGGCTGTAAAAGCCAGGAATGCACGATTGCCCACTCTGTCTAGAGTATTAGACAATCCGACAACGGAGCTTTTTAAACCGTTAAGTGCCGCTTTACTGCGAGATGCCATACCTTGGATAGACTGACCAAATCGGTTGGCTTGAGTGGATACATTGCCGGCAAGATTAATATAAAAAGAGGTCGAATTAGTGGTCACTTTGCTGGACTCCCGAATTTATATAATTGATGTAGCGAGGCAGGTTATAGATAGACTGAGAAAGCAGCCACGACGGGCTGCATTGATAATGTTTAGCAAGCAACAAACAAGTCTTCTCAAACACCCTCACTTGTTGCATCCAGTCGCCCCCGCTCAAGCACCTTCTGCACTTTTGCGGATTCGATGGTTTCAATGGCGGCGTTAATTAATGCCAAATCACCTGGCGTTAGCGAGCGTAATTGCGCAAGAGAGATTGGGCCTTGCAATTTGCCAACACTGGCAATTTGACGGCGCAACAGCTCATAACTAAACAGGGTTTGACTCACAACCAGCACGGGATTGCCTTGCTTGTCTAACATTAAGCGTTCGGATGCCATTTCTGCGCCAATCAAATCGCCGGTGGTTAAATCGCGCAATTTGACTTCATACTGAGGCTCTTCGCCGTACATCAGACCGTTTGTTAAAGTAATTTCCATTATTTGGCACCCTTATACTTTTTTGCATTCGACGGCGGCAAATTTAACGCTAATTTCGCCTTTTGCAGTTAATGTTACCGCATCAACAACCCATGCATTTGCAAGCAGATAGGTTTGTCCGATGTCGGTCTCAAATTCGATGGTCGCGTCTGTCATGTTTTTAATATCCATCACATCTACTCCGGCAGTATTAAAAACTTTGCACTCCACCGTTGCCTCGGTAGGTGTCTCTTGATAGCCGTAAACACGTGCACCTTTGACGGTTTGACGGGTAAAGCCACCGATATCCAATGTGGCATCCTCGGCAGTTGGATATTCCGTGCCATTGGCACGGATGCGCGCAATTCCTTGGT